TTTTCTGCCAGCCGAAGTTTGACAATAGCAACTTCCCATATTGGCAAAGTGATCAAGCACCTGATAGCACACCGTCAGCAGCCACTATAGAAAAGACCGCGGAATTTCTTGCTCAGGGTAAAATAGTAGCGTGGTACCAAGGCAACGGTGAGATTGGACCAAGAGCGTTGGGCAATCGTTCTATCTTGATGAACCCAAATGTTGAAAACGGTAAGGACATTTTGAATGAGCGTGTTAAAAAGCGTGAACCATACCGTCCATTTGGTGCATCAATTTTGACTGAATACACCAGCCAATATTTTGACTGCGACTATGAAAGTCCATATATGCTTTATGTAATTGATGCTCTTGATAAGACTCAATTCAAACCTATTTTGCACGTTGATGGCACTTGCCGAATTCAAACAGTGAATGAGCAGCCACAATATGCAATTTACCGAGACTTGATCGAAAGTTTCCGACGCAAAACTGGTATTCCAATGGTGCTCAACACTTCACTCAACGTGAATGGTGCGCCTATTGCTGGATACGTGGATGACGCAAAGAAACTATTCGACACAAGTGATCTTGACGTTCTGGTTGTTGGCGACGAGATCATGACGAAGTAATATAAATAACCTATGCCCAAAAGGCAATATACGACGATATACAAAGTAATACAACGATATACAAGGAGATACATATGTCATTTGCAGACCTAAAGCGTTCAAGCGCAAGCAGTTTCGATAAACTCACCAAGGAGTTGGAGAAACTAAACAAAAACACTTTTGATAATTCCGAAGAGGATAAGTACTGGAAACCAGCCGTTGATAAGGCTGGAAATGGTTACGCGGTTATCCGTTTTCTTCCAGCCCCAGGTAATGAGGATATCCCATTTGTTCGTATTTGGGATCACGGTTTCCAAGGATCAAGCGGTCTTTGGTATATCGAAAAGTCACTCACCACTTTGAATAAGGAAGATCCAGTTTCTGAATATAACAGCAAACTTTGGAATTCTGGAATTGAGGCTGATAAGGAAGTCGCACGCAAGCAAAAGCGTCGTCTGACTTACGTTTCAAACATTTATGTCGTAAAAGATCCTAGCAATCCTGCTAATGATGGTAAGGTTTTCCTTTACCGTTATGGCAAAAAGATTTTTGATAAAATCAATGACATGATGTATCCTCAGTTTGAAGATGAGGCACCAGTCAATCCTTTCGATCTTTGGAAAGGCGCAAACTTCAAGTTGAAAATTCGTAATGTTGAGGGTTACCGCAACTACGACAAGTCCGAATTCGATTCCCCCGCACCATTATTCGATGAGGACGACAAACTTGAGGAAGTGTGGAACAAGGAGTATTCCCTCAAGGAACTCGTTGACCCCAAGCACTTCAAGTCTTATGCGGAACTCAAGGCACGTTTAGACATGGTATTGGGTCTTGATGGCTCAGCACCACGCCCAAACACTCGTGCTGAACTCGCTACGGAGGATGCTATTGCAGCACCTACATTCAAGGCGAAGGAGGCTCCAGTCGTTGCCGCAAGCAGCGATGACGATGAGGATCTTGAGTTCTTCAAGAAACTTGCTAGCGAGGATTAATTCGCGGCTGAAGATTGATTGGGTTGGGAGGGGTGATGAAAATCACCCCTCTTTTTTTATGCAGGCATTGGTGAGAAATATTGAATCCAAGTCATCAACGTTCTATCAGAACTTACACTACTTGGGTCACCAGGACCACCAGAAGTCACCGTCGTTGAACTTGGTGGTGGTGCGTTTTGAGCGACTACAACTGGCGCAGGTGTTGTTGGCGTTGTTGCTACTCCGCTTTCTCTGGCGGCTCTATCAACTGCTGCTTCTGAAATTTTTGCTGCCGACCCTGAAGTTTGTTGAGCAACCATTTGTCCAGAAGTAGGGGCTTGATTGTTATAAAAATATTGAATTGCCTGTTCACCGCCCTCTTGAAGAACCATCGCCCTCATAACGTCTGACATTTTGTCAGCAGGAACTTTTGCATTTGGTGCAATTCCAGTTTTTGCCGAAACGTTTTTCACATATTCAGAAGTTGGATTTTCGCTTGGTGGTGCGTACTTTTTAATGAAATTTTCTAATGTCAAACCTCTTTCTTGAGTGTCCTTTGCGATTTGACGCCTCATTGCCTCCATTCCAGCCTCTGGGGTAGGAAATATAGCAAAACCGTTTTTGTCTTTTCCTATCGCTCCTCTTTGGTTAGCAAATCTCAAATTACCAGGATTGTTATTTCTGACAGACAAAACGCCTGTAGATGGTCTAGTTGTTGGACCAGGAGAAACTGTGGTCAATCCGTTTTGAGGAGCGAGATCTTTCTTTTCTTCATCATCACCAAAACCAAAGTCAAAGCCATCAACCATATCAGAAATCTTTTTGATAATCAATGGCGCAGTTAAAAGTAAAGTTTTCATCAACATACTAGAAAAGAAGGACAAAATCCCACTCCCAGTGCTTTTCATCATTGATACTACTGGTGAGGTAGGTTTGGCAATTTCTGCACCATCGCCCTCTAAACTTTTTTCTCTTGCCATTTGATTTGTTTGTGTAAATGATGCTCTTTGTACGTCAAGTTGATTTTTTAAAGTTGCATCAACTCCAGCAAGATATTTTACCGCAATAGAGAGAAGTTTGATTATCGTTTCGCCCTCTTTACCACTTTTATAACTTGGCAAAGATGGTATATTTGCATTTCTTGTAGTTGGTAGTGCAGCGCCTAACGCTTCCGAACCACCCACACCACTTCCTGAAAAAATACCACCTTCTTGGGGAGGTTGTAAAAACTCTCCCCCTTCCTGATTATCTTTACCACCAAACATATTACTAAAACCACTAAGAAGCATAGCAGCAGTTGGCAATCTTTTTCCAATACTTTTACCGCCACGCTTTATTAATTGACCGCCTTTTTTCAAAGTGTCTTTTAAAAATGGAAAAACTCTACTCATACCAAATCTTCCGAGAGCAGTTCTCGAAATCATTGGGGTGACTGCTCTTGCCACCATTGCTGCTCTTGCAAAACCTGCTAATCCTGCTAGTGGTATCATTTATTTTTGCTCTCTTTTTTCTTTTTCTTTTTCTAAAAAGTCTATCAACATTTGTACATACAAATCTCTTTCAAAAGGTATCAAATTTTCAATATCACTTATCGAGTATTTATGATGCTGAGCCAGCGAGAAAATTATGTTATAATAATTTGCTAGGTTGGTGTGACTCAGCCCAATGTAAAAAAATCGTTTAATGTACTCAATGTTATCTTTTTCTCTTTTCCTAATGAGTTAGTGTAAGTTATAACGTGTTCGAGTTTTGGCATGTTTTCCATAAACTCTTTAATTTTATCGAAAGTTTTTACATCCAAGTTATCAATAAACTCTTGCAACTCTTCATCTGTTTGGTCTGCTGCTGGGTAAACTTCATTTTCATCGTAAATTTCATCAATACATTTAATGATGAAAAAATTTAAAAAATCCATTTCATTTTTAAAATCTTTCATTTGGTCTACAATACTTAAATTTGGATACTTCATAATGATGCCAGACTTTTTATTGATCTTAATATTTTTTTCAGATTTTTTAGGCATCGTAACTTCAACATCGTCCAAATCTATAGTAAATTTGTATTCTTTTTCATCTTCTGCATCTTTGTATAAAATTTCGACAACGTTGTTCACTGATCTTGCTCGAAGTTTCAGAAACAAATACTCAAGATCAAATGTTGCCAGTTTGTCGATGTCTAATTTATCATCTAAACAACAGTTGTTGACAACTTGTTTGATAGCCTTGATAATATCTTTATCATCATTGCTTTGTTGAGCCATTAAAAGAATTTTTTCTTCTTTGACTAAAAATGGTCTAAACAAAACTGTTTTGTTAATGGATGGTATAATCACTTCAAATGTAGGTGATTGTATTTTCGGTAAAGCCATGATCAACTCCTCATTTCATTAAAACGAACTTAAAATCTTATTTGTAATCTTTTCTTGGGCTGAGTAAATTTTACCATTGACGAGGTTTTTAATTTTATCAATGATACCTTTACCAGCCTTGAAGTCTGGTCCTGATCCTGCAGATTCTAAAATTTTACCACCACCAGTTCCTATCGACTTGAAATCGATTGCCATATCAGTGTACATAAATGTTACGCTATATCTAATGACATCATCTGTTGCGCCCCATGACATTGAGATATCTGTTGTTGTCAATGGGTAAGCATCTCTCAATTTAACAACAAATGATTGTTGAAATTTTTCATCATATACGAAAATCGTCAACTGCGGAGAAATGTAATCGTCTTTATATCGCAAAAAGTATGGTTTTGAAACAGTGTCTGGAGAACCGTTGAACCCACCAACGAAAACGTCATGGTTCATAATACCATTATTCCACAAGTGGAAAAAACGAATTACTTCAGCAGCCCTGTCAACAACAAATGTTGCGGTGATTGGGTTAAACTGTGGCAAATATGGGCGACGTTCAATTGGACCATAACCATAGCGTCTAATATTGTCAGATGTAAAAAAGTTTACACCAGGAACAACGACAGATTCACAACGCATTATTAGATTTCTTAAATCTGGATTTTGGATTGGACCACTAAACGTTTCATCACCAAAAACAGTTAAAAATTGTTCATTATCAGAAAACATTTTTGGCGGTTGCATAACCATTGTAAAACTGTGGCTACGCAAAACTCCATTTGTGTTGAGTTCTGATCTAAATTCATTAATGTTAAATGGTCTTG